CCTGCTCCTACGTCTCCTGTGGTCTGTAGAATGGGTGGATTGACTATATCATAATCCTCACCGTTTGAAAGGATATCGACAGTCTGAATTGCACCGTAGAAAATAGAGTCTCTAGACTTATAGTTTAAAATCTCTACACCATTAACAAGAATACCCGTAGTTCCTGGAAGTGTTGTATGCTCTACACTATCAGTTACTGGATCTTGAATTTTTCTAATAAGTTTTTGAGTTTCTAACTCTTGATAAGCAAAATCAGTGTATCTTAAGATACTATTGGTCACCGTTCCAATAAGAGTTATATAAATGCCACTACTAATATTTGCTCTACTATTAGACAATCTAATAGTACTATTATCAATTCTTTTGACGAAATATACTCCTTCATCTATATTAAGAGTATTAGTAGAACTTTCTGGAATATAGGTTACTGAATCGCCAGTTTGAAATCCGTGGTTTGCAAATGTAATATCTAAACCATTAAATGTTCCAGAGAACTTTACAGATCTATCAGTGATATCAAGGGGTTCATTCAGATAACTTGGGATAGATGAAGATGTAATATATAAGGATTCCTTATCAGAGTAAACATTCTGAACGTTTGTGGAGTAGATGTCAGAAGTTGGATATACACTAGAGTCAGCCTTTGATATTAGTTTCTGAATATTTTGTACTGTTTGTGGTTGAATTTGTCCTTGGCCACCAACAATAATACTATTTTTGTTTAAAATGGAAATGACATTTGTTTCCTTTGTAGTTCCATCATTAAAAATTACATTTGCAGAATTGCCAATAGAAAACCCATGCTCATCAATTGTGTTGATTCTGTATTTGAAGTTTACATTATCTACAACTGATACCGAATCTACAGTATACTTTGTTGCAATATTAAAGAACCAATCATTTCCGAAAGAAGAACTTAAAGTAATACCTAAATTCTTATTTTGTATTACGTCTCCTGGTTGGTAATAATAAGGATTCGCGTAAAAATCTAAGTCAGAGATAACTCCAGTAACTCTAACTTTAACTTTTGAATCTTTATCATTCGGATCTGTCAATACATATGCAAATGCATCAACTCTCACATTCTGCTTTGGTTCAATATCACGAGATATTCCACTACACTCATAAAATTGAGTTAGTGATTTTGACTTATATTCAATCTCAATAACATCGGTATCAGAGTAATTAACAATTAAAGTTCCCGATGAAGGAAATCCAACAGTAGAATCTACATCAATAGTAGTGTCTCCTACCAATGTCTTCGTAATTACTTTAGTGTTTGCATGAATAGAGAACTTACCAAAGATAGAACCTTCAACATCAATGTCTTTGTCATAATCATAATCTAAACTTATGACATAATATGTTTTGCCGTCTCTTACAATTTCCTCAACTTTATTAATAGAACCACTTGCAGCAGGATATTCACTAGTTTCATCCTGGAAAAGAGTTCTATTTTCTAAATCATCTACACTACCTTCTAATAATTCTACAACAAGGTCTCTAGAAACTCTATATTCTGCAGCCGAAGGAATAAAAAGATAGTCTCTCGGTTTGATGACTTCTACGTCTTCGCCATAAAGTGCTCTGAATAAAATTTCAAAAGATTGGTCTGCACCCTTTGAAGTATAAAAGTCGTTAGATTGCTTGAGAAAGATTCTTTCATTGAGACCAGTATATAACTCTCTATTTTCAAATCCTGGAGTTATTTGCTTTTTAACTTTAGTGAAGAACTGCTTTAAGAAAAGTACACTTAAATTAGTTACAGTGCTTCCAGATATGTGTTGATCAATATCGGTATCTTCAAATACTAACTCGTCAGGAGTGTTCGATCCTTGGTATGAAGTGACACCACTAAATCCACGAATACATCCAGTAAATGTGGTGGAAGTGATTCCAGTATATGTAATAATTTCAGAACCAATCTTAATCAATCCATAGGACTTTGGAAATCCATAAGTTGATTTAACGGTAATTGTGTCATCAATAAAAGATACATCAGCACCCAAGGTCGTTGAATCAACAATGTTTGTTAAATTATCTACCTTTACATACTGATCGATATTCTGTAGAATATCTAAAGTTGAACCTTGACCCTCTAAAGAAAGGTAATATTGTGATAAAAACTCACTTACAAGAGGAAATTCTTCTCTTACAAACTCAGGAAGTTGATTTGCAACGATTGCACTAATCTTGATTCTAGTTTCTATCATTTCTTATGAACGTACTAAATTTCCGTTTGTGTAGCTTGAGGTCGTTATATACGTAGTTCCTGATGGATCTGCGCCAGAAGAAACTTCATCGCTTAACATATTTAACACACTATTGCTAGTGTCTAACTGAAGATATAGATCTTGCAACCCAATCACATCATTAGACCTTGGACAAGCAGAGATTTCAATAACTGGTTGTCTCTGCGTCGTTTTAGAAGTTGAAACAATATTAATATTATCTAATAGTATTTCTCCCTTTTCATAATCAATCGTTCCTACAGATCTTCTCACAACCGCTGGTTGAGTTGGAGATTCAAGTTTGAATAAAAACACTTCTCCAGTGGATTGATTATCATTCGGAGTGTCACCAAGATATACAACATCATCAATTCCAAACACTCTAAATCCAGAGGTTTTAATATTATATCCGTCAAGTCTCTTTATATAGAACTCATTTCCAAAACAAATTTCGTAGTTTGCTATACGATTTAATTTTGCTCTTAAGTCTCTTCTGATTTGTACTTTAGTAATGTTTGATGTAATAGATTCATGACTATTATCAATAATGTTCTGGAATCTACTATACTTAAACCTTGCACCGTACTTATTCAGTTCAATTGAGTTGGAGTAATTACCAACATTAGTAGAAACAATAGACTTAACAAAGTCTGGTCCTGGTGCTAGATTCTGGTTGTAGTAGATAGAAGAATCAACTTCAACATACAAATACTTAAGGTCTAGTATTTCTGGAACAATACCAGCGACACTATATCTTCTTAAAATATTTTTTAAATTATCTTTAATCGAGTTAGGTAAGAATGGACCAAAGTATGGTTTGATTGTAATGAAAACCTTTCCATATTGTGGAGGTGTTAAGTCTTCTCCGCCAAATACAGAAACAGATTGTGTCTCTGGATAAATTTTTGGAATTAATGCTTCATAATCTGCAGCAGTGACTGCTCTGTTTTGTGATGCATAAATTCTAGTTGCATAATTTTTAACAGAATCAACAGACTCAATTTCTTTTCCACTTTCAGATGCACTAATAGTAGTAATTAATGAAATGCCATCCGCAACAGAGACACCGTTATTATCTGCAAGTATTCCAGTAAAACTAAAGTTTGATAAACCGTTCGCTGCTTCACCTGATGTTCTAATATATGAAACTTCAATATAATTCAACTCTTCAAGTTTCTCACCAAAAATACCATCACCAAAAATTAATTCATATCTTTGATCTTCAATCTCTTGAATAAAGTAAACTCTTGAATCTGCAGTAATATCAAAAAGACTGTCTGATAATAAAAACTTTCTACTAGTTGTACTTGACTCTGTACTTCTAACTAAAACACTTAAAGTAGAAGTATCAATATTAGAATTGTTTAAAATATATTTCTGTGGTGGTGCAGGATTTTCTGGTTCTACAGTAAAGTTATCAACTAAAAATTCTCCTTCAAATATTTGAATACTATCGAAAGTTGCTGTCTTATTGACCACAGGAACAGTGATATCTTCTGGTATGGCAAATGTATAACTATCTCCTCCAAACGCGCTTGTAGAAGCAACTATACCCTTCTTAAGGGTGATTGCGGTTGGATTGGTAGCAAAGTCTGTAGTATCAACAGAAAAGGTAACTAAAGATCTTGATGCTGTTCTTGATCTTGGTACATATCCAATATTACGTGCTAATGAAACAACATTCTCTCTTAATGTTGCACTATCAATAAAAACCTCATTGCTAACCATGTTAGCATTATATGAGGAAATATATGTATTATAGGCTAATACATCAACTATCGTTGAAAGGTTAGAACCTTCAAAATCATAGTCAGTAAAGTTTGAGTTTGATCGAAGATAACTCTTAATAGATGTTTTTATCTGATCAAAGTCTAGATTTGTGAAATTAACTAATGGCATTATCGTGTCTGCTGTAATGCGAATGATAACTGTTGCTGTAAGGCATCAACCCCTACAATATTATAACTAATCGTCACATTAAATTCATTGTTGTCATAGTTTGGTGCCACGACTACATTAATCAATTCAACCCTTGGTTCAAAATTATTAATAGTATTTCTAATTTCATCCTCGATTAGAGATGCAGAAATACTATCAATGTTTTCAAATAGCGATCTTGATACTCTAGAACCAAGGTCTTCATTAAAAAATCTTTCTCCTGGAAGGGTAAATACCAGATTTCTTACTGATCTTGCGATTGCAGTCTCATTTTTGATTGCAAGAAGATCATTAGACAGTGGATTTGCTTGAAAAGCACTCCCAATATCCTTAAAACCTTTACTTACCCGCTGGACAGGCATAATACAAGTATAAACGTATCTTTATTTATCAGTCTTGTAGGAAAGTTTTGTCATCAATTTCTTCATAATCTACCTCTCTTAGATCTTTTTCTTTCTTCACCGTCCATCGATCATAGGTATTTCCATAATCGGTGATTAATGATTCAGTTCCATACTCATTTTTCATGAAATCTTGATCTCTATCAACTCTAGAATTACCCATTTTGCTCCTCATCAGTGTTTTTTTCTAAATTTTGACGTTCTTTTGAAGTTTTCCAAAAATATTCGTCCTCCCGACCCATTCCAAGACGGTCAAAACCATTCTCAACCTGATAATATTGGGTAGAAACCTTAAAATCAGGCATTTTTGGTTCAACAGGGGTCAGACTGTTATCATAGATACGCATTCTATTGTTTGGATAGAGTGCATATTGTCCATTTTCAAGTTCAATTAGGTTATGAGACTTATGTTCGGCAGGATTTTCGCTTGTAGCATAGTCAACATAATCTGGATCGTGATGATAATTATCAATAGTACATACATAAGTGCCTTTTACATTACCATAGTCCCTGGTATAAACCTCAAAGTCCATACTACCGATGAACTTCTTATCAATATTAACTACACCATAGTCCATACAATTCCAGAATTGTAGGTTGGGTAGATTCATATCAGGTGAAGGTGTCTCAGGATCGGTTACAAAGGCACTAATAGGTAGCTTATCATACATTGCAGCATACTCTGGTAAATATGTTTCAAAATAAAAAGCACGTCCAGGAATCGATTTACACGATACCCAAACGCCCTTTACAAATTCACCATGACCACTTTGATGGTCAGTAAGATATTCTTTTCTTACCCATACTTCAACAGATGGTAAGTTAGTGATTAAACAAGACATTCATAACTGCTTTCGCTATTCTTATTTACCTTGCCCACGATAACGCTTCTTTGCTTTATTACGAGAGGACGCAGAAAGTAATGTATTTTGTGAATTACCTTGACGAGTTTTTTTGGGTTTTCCGGGAATATAATTACCGTTTTTTATCATTGCCATAAGTCAATTACCTCAATTTCAAATTGGTTTGGGTTGTTGTTTTCGTCAGTAGTATTATAATACTTCTGAGCATATTCGTCGAGAATCTCAGCACATTTTTCAGCACTCAGATTCTGATGTATCTTACGTCCATTACATAAGATATTATACATGATTAGATAACACGAGTTTTTTCGTGACCAACGCGAATCCGAGGATCGCACCAAATATCAAATCCCTTTTCAATTGCATCAAGACAGAATGAGACATCTTCTCCACACATGTCTTGTACTGCACCAGACTCAAAGACTTGCATCTTCGGTGCAAACCAAGGATACTCAAGATTCTCAAAGACTCCCTTCTTAATGAGCACCCACCCAAAACCTGTGTAATCTACAGTGAAGGGCTTACGCCGCTTCTGAATTGAGTCCACAGTCTCGTGGTTCATAACTCCACCATTCTTACGGAAATCATCTTCTTCTAACCAATGTGCAACAGATGTCGTATGTCCATCCTCTGTTGCATACCATCCACCAACAATTTCTTTCTCCTCACCTTCAGCATTTAATGCTAAATCACACAACTGCCAAAACTTATTAGTGTCAAATACAATATCACTATCAATCCATAACTGATAATCATATGTTAGTTTTCCATCCCATGGAATTTGATTCGGACCACGTAGTACATTTGCTCCAAGTACCTTACAACGTGCAAAGTTAACCATTGATGAATAATCTTGACTAATCTGAATACCCATACCATTCTGTACCATATCAAAGCACAGTTGTACAAAGTTCTTCAGAAATACAAACGAACACCCACGTCCAGGTAAACAAAATACAATCTGTTTACCTCGCATCCTTTCCTTAATAGCAGCAATATCCCACTCTTCTTCTTTCTTCTTCGGTGCTGCTGCTTTTACTGTAAATCCTTTTGCCATAAGTCTTAAAAAACTCAATTCAATTATACTGTGTTATCTATCCGTTGTCAATGACTAGTGTCTACTGTTGATGTTCGGTTAACTTCACATACTTCATAACTAATATCCTCTTCTGTATAGTCAGTCTTCATAAGACCTACCATACCCTTTAATGCTATCCATATATCCTTAAACTCATTCTCTGTAAGATTATTGTATATACATTCTTCCTTTGCGTAGATGTGATATATTTTTTCCTTTTTCATAGATTTTTTATGGGGAAAATTTTTTTTTATATAGCGAACCTTTGCAGCGTTTTTATATTCGCCGGATTTTTTTTTTGAATGTGATATAGAGAGGTCGATTTGTCACCTCTGTAGGTTAGGGACTTATGCGATTTTTATAACGCCCCCCCGTTACGCGCCCCGCACGTTAACACATAAGGGCACAATAACTGCCGAATACGCATACTGCCATTATAGCAGATAAGGGGACAATGTGTCAACAACTGTCCCCCCACTAAGTATCACTTAACTCACACTATTAGACACCGAAGTAGCAATCAGAATTAATCTCGACGATGTTTACTTTAGGGTCTCTGTAGTTAACACCATCGGGCGTCGATACGTCATTGAAGGAACAACCCTCGAGAGCATCTACGAAATTCTCATAACTACCTGCCGAACGTGCCAGGTCATAAAGACCCTCATCGTTCCCGATCCAGAGGGCAACGTTCCAGGTCTCATAGTTCGTCCAACCGTTGTAGGTGGTATCGGTGAGGTCTGTCTGAAAAGCGGAGACTGTCATGAGTGAATTGAGTGATTACGCTATTAGGACACTTTAAAGGTGAGTAACTTAAAAGGGGAATAAGTACCCCCCTTAAGTATCAACGACGATCTAGTGCAGCTGCCTTACGGTCTGCTTTAATCTGTGCAGCGTAACGACGCTTAACCTTTGAAAGATTTGATACCATCTCTTTACCAATACCGCAGACTGGGGTCATTGTTTGTTCACGTCCCCCGCCTGTTGTTGTTGCTTTGGTGGTAGAATCTCCCGTCTTAACTGTACCCAATGCGCGACCTGAAACCATCCCCATCGGCAACTTAGACCAGGTTTCTCCCTTACGGGGTCCACGAGTCTTAAGTTTCTTGATAGTAACTGTTTTGCCACTATCTTGCAGACTGTCAATGATGTGAGTCAATTGAGTGACTGAATTCATTGGGGCGGTTTGCTGCTTACACTATAAGGACACTTTAAAGGTGAGTAACTTTAATTCCTATACAATCACCATTTGTCTGGAGTACTTAAACTTTCCACATATGCATCACACCTCTCAGATCCTTCAAGTTCGAACAACCTTTCCCAGTTGATATTGTTGGGATCAAAATCTCCCAGTGCCTCAATATTCAAGGTGATTCGATAACGTTGCTTCTGTGCTTGTTGATAGATAGCAGGCATGTTTCTCCGAGTGGTGTGAAGACTTAATCAGTGTAGAATGAGCGTGGCTATATGTCAACCTCATAACCGTTATTTATGAGGGATGCTTATGTTTTTTGAGTGTCAAGTCCCCAAAAAACTTATGTGCGGGTGCTTGACATTTCTGCGCGGTTGTGATAGAGTGCTTGCTAAGATCACAAGGACTGGGGACATTTAATTAATCATAAGTACAAGGACTATGAGACATTAAAACACACACTTTTCCACAGAAATACACCTTAATACACACATTATATAATACTTTTCCACAAGGGTGTGGAGAACTCATATACATTTAAAATAACATTTAATTATATAAAAAAGACTAATCTTTATGTATAATAGCATAAAAGGGGTGATTTTACCCCCTTTATGTGTTATTCAGTTATATGAACTAAGTGATCAATAGAGTGATTCAATTGCCTCCAGAATGAGAAGAATATCATTACCATTCTCAGCAGTTTCGAGAGCAGCAAGGAGATCAGAATTAGACATTTAAAAGTGTTAGTTAGT